TCTGAACTCGATGGCCAGGGCGAGATGCTGCCCGGGGCCACGGTATCGAACCTCGGCGAGAGCGACGTCGTCGCATCGCTCAGCGCGTTTGCACGCGCATTCGGCACGGATCGAGAAACGCTGCGGCGCCGGCTGCTCGATGCCGGTGTCGATCCAACGGCGGAGCGGGCCGGCCACAAGATCTATCGGCTGGCGGAGGTGTTTCGCGCCTGGGCGCTGTCCGGCCAGGTGGTGGATCCGGAGACGCTGTCGCCGTTCAACCGGCGCGCGTGGTATCAGGCAGAGCTCGATCGGCTGAAGCTGCAGGAGAACCGCGGCGAGCTCATCCCGCGGCTCGAGGTCGAGCTCGAGGAAGCGGCGCTACTCAAGATCATCGCCGAGCTGTTCGACACGATGCCGGACATCATCGAGCGCGACTGTGGCGCGACGCCGGCGCAGCTGTCGCGCCTCGAGCAGTTGCTCGATCGGTGCCGGGAGGAACTCCACTCACGGCTGTCGGAAGCGACGCCAGAGGAGGCCGCCCAGCAGCCGGCGCCAAACGAGCAGTCGCCGCGGCAGCCCGCAGCTTCGAAGCGCGTGGCGCCATCGGGTGGCGCCCTGGACGTTGCCGGGAGCTATCTCACTGAGGCGCTGCAGGCCGGCCCGCGGCTCGCGGCGGAGCTCATCGCCGAGGCCGCGGCACGGCATCTGTCGGAGACGTCGCTGCGGCGTGCGAAGGCGAAGCTCGGCATCGTCGCGCGTCGACACGGCAAGGGCTGGGAGTGGCTGCTCGCGGAGCAAGGCGTTCAAGACGGCCAGACCGCATGACCGCCTTGGCAGCCTTCAACTAGGTGCTCGACGCACCGTTCGCTCGAGCGCGCGAGGTGACGCGCGGCGTCGCCGAGCTCGTCCGGCCGCCGCGGCGAATGAAGCCGAGCGAGGCGGCGGAAGCGTACCTGCGCAACGAGAAGGGTGCCTGGTCGCGGGAGCTCGCGCCGATGATGGTCGAGCCGCTCGATCTCCTCGGCGGTCGCGAGTACACCGGCATCATCTTCGTCGGGCCGCAGCGGACCGGTAAGACGTTCAGCCTGATCCACGCCGGCGTGACGTACATCGTGACGTGCGCGCCCGGGGACACGCTGATCACGCAGATGTCGCAGGACACGGCCCGCGACTTCTCGCGCATGGAAGTGGACCGCGTGATCCGGCATAGCCCGGCGATCGCGGAGCGGTTGTCGCCTCGAGCGAAGGACGACAACACGTTCGACAAGTTCTTTCGGTCCGGCATGGTGCTCAAGCTCGGCTGGCCGGCGATCAGCCAGCTCTCCGGCAAGACCATCAAGTACGTGTTCATGACGGACTACGACCGGCCGGAGAACCGCGACAACGTCGGCGGCGAGGGCACGATGTGGGACCTCGGCCACAAGCGCGTGCAGACGTACATGAGCCGCGGCAAGTGCCTAGCCGAGAGCTCGCCGGGCGATCCGTACGACGATCCGCGGTGGATGCCGCGATCGCCGCATGAGGCGCCGCCAGCGCTCGGGATCCTCGAGCTCTACAACCGCGGCACGCGAGCCCGGTGGTACTGGCCATGCCTGCATTGCGGGGAGTACTGGGAGCCGCGGCCCGGTGTCGCGGTGTTCGGCGTGCCGGAGCATGACGAGGTCGAGAAGCTCGTCGTCGCCGAGGATCCGATGACGCTGGCCGCGCGCTTTGCGCACGTGGTCTGCCCGGAGTGTGGGGCGCTCCACGACATGGAGCAGCGGCGCGAGATGAACCGCCGCGGCCGCTGGGTGCACGAGGGCCAGGAGATCAACGCCGCCGGCGAGGTCACTGGCGATCGACGCGAGACGCCGTACGCGAGCTTCTGGCTCGGTGGGGCCGCGGCGCCTTATCAGCGCTGGGACGGTTTGCTCTATCAGTACTTCCAGGCGGTGCTCACGTACGTCCGAACGGGCGATGAGAAGCCGCTGCAGACGACATCTAGCTCGGACCAGGGTGCGGCCTACCTGCCGCGCGCCGCCGGCAAGCGGCGGACGCCGGAGGAGTTCGTGAGCCGGCTCGAGCAGTGGGAGCGCGGCACGGTGCCCGCGGGCGTGCGGTTCCTGACCGCGGCCGTCGACGTGCAGGCGCACCGATTCGTCGTCCAGGTGCACGGCTGGGGTGTGGGGCTCGAGTCGTGGCTCATCGAGCGGTTCAGCCTCTCGTCCAGTAACCGACCGGAGGGCGAACGGTTCGCTGGGCTCGATCCGGCGTCCTACGCCGAGGACTGGAACGTGCTCATCGAGCAGGTGATCGAGCGCCGTTACCGCGCCGGCGATCTCGCGCTGCCGCCGATGATCACGCTGTGCGACTCCGGCGGCCGCGAGGGCGTGACGGACAAGGCCTACGAGTTCTGGCGCGTGATGCGCGCCAAGGGCTTCGGCTCGCGGTTCATGCTGGTGAAAGGCGTTGGCAACGTGAATGCGCCACGGGTGCACCAGACCTGGCCGGACGCTCGAGCTCGCAAAGATCGCAAGGCCGGCCGTGGCGACGTGCCGGTCTGGCTGCTGAACGTGAACGTGCTGAAGGACGGCGTCGCCGGCGATCTCGCGCGGATCGTGCCGGGCCCGGGCTACGTGCATTTGCCGGACTGGGTCGATCAGGACTACTTCAACGAGCTCACGGCCGAGACGCGGGGCGCGAAGGGCTGGGAGCGGGAGAACGCGCATACGCCGAACGAGGCCTTCGATCTCCACGCTTACAACCGGGCGGCGTGCATCGTGCTGAAGGCCGAGGCGATCAAATGGGACGCGCCGCCGGAGTGGGCGGTGCCGATCGAAGAGCGGGTGCGGCTAGAGAAGTCCCGCGCCGAGCAACGATCAAAGCAAAGCGGACAGCCGAAAGCGCCGCCGAGGAATTGGGTGAAGCAATGGTAACCATCGCGCTCGTGGTGTTCGGCGCCGTGCTCGCCGTGCTGGGAATCTGGATCCATCCGCGGCACGCAGCAGGCTGCCACGATGAGACTTGCACGTACTGCTCAGGCGGGCCTCGGTGAACACCCCTCACACGCTCATCGCCGGCGATGCGTGGCAGTGGGACGCCGATTATGGCGACTACCCGCGCCCGACGTGGGTCGCGACGGCGTACTTCGAGAATGCGTCCGAGTCGTTCAGCGTTGCGTCGACGGCGAACGGTACGGCGCAACGGTTTGCTGCAACAGCGGCGACGACGGCCGCGCTCAAGGCGGGACAGTACTACGTCCAGGTTCGCGTTACAGATGGTGCGTCGCCTGCCACGGTCGAGTCCGGCTGGTGCGAGGTCAAGGCGGATCCAGCGTCGGCGGTCAAGATCGATCACCGATCCTGGGCGCGCCGAACTCTCGACGCAGTCGACACGTTCCTCGAGGGAAATGCGACGACGGCGCAGCAGTCCATGTCGATTGCCGGCCGCTCTATCTCGAGGTGGTCGATCTCCGAGCTGATGCAGTTCCGCAACGAGCTGCGCGGCGAGGTTCGCGCCGAGGAGCAGGGGTCCGCCGCAGGGCTCGGCCGCGACATCAAGGTTCGATATGGCCAGCCTTAGCATCAACCTGACCCTGGACGGCAATCTGTTCAAACCGGTGGCGGTTGTCGGAAAGAGGATCGCTCGCGCGTGGGCCGCTCTGAGTGGGAAGGAATACGGATCGCGTATGTACGCGGCTGCTCGAGCGTCGCGGCTCACCGGCGACTGGCAGACGTCGAACACCAGCGCGGATTCGGAGCTTTCCAGCAGCCTGACGCAACTCCGGTCACGTTCGCGCGCGCTCTGTCGTGATGTTGGCTACGCCAAGCGCTCGAAAGCGCTGGTCGTCAACAACGTGATCGGCACCGGCATCGGGATGCAGGGGCAGGTCTACACGACGCGCGAAGAATTGAACTCGCGCGTCAATGACGAGATCGAGGCCGTGTGGTGTGAGTGGTCGGCCGCGGACTCCTGCCATACCGGCGGCCGGTTCTCGTTCTCGCTGCTCGAGCGAGCGTTGATGGCGCAGGTGTTCGAGGCGGGCGAGGTGTTCGTCCGCAAGCACTATCGGCCGTTCGGATCCTCGTCCGTCCCGTTTGCGCTCGAGCTGATCGAAGCGGAGCGCATCGCGGATGAGTTCATGTCGACGAACCTCACCCCCCAGTCGGGCAACGAAATCCGAATGGGTGTGGAGATGGACGGGTACTACCGTCCGGTCGCGTATCACGTCCGGTCGCGGCATCCGAGCGAGGTTCGCTTCGCCTACAACCGTCCAGACATGGTGGAGCGTGTTCCGGCCAGTCAGATCATTCACCTCGCGGTGGGTGACCGTTGGCCGCAGACGCGCGGCGAGCCGTGGATGTCGGCGGTGATTAGCACCGTCAGGAACTCGGCTGGTTACGTCGAGGCGGAGATCACTCGCGCCCGCTCGCAGGCCTCGATTCCGTGGACGATTGAGACACCGGACGATACGTCCTCGTTCGGCGAGACGCAGAGCGACGGCTCCGTCGAGATGAGCGTCGAGCCGGGCGTCGCGAAGCGATTGAACCCGGGCGAGAAGATGAACGTCCCGGCGGTTGGCTCGCCGAACCCGCAGGTAGAGCCGTTCATGCGGTACCTGCTGCGCGACTTCGCCTCAGGGCTGGGCGTGAATTACGCGTCGATGTCGGGCGACTACTCGCAGAGCAACTATTCGAGCTCGCGGCTGGCGTTGCTGGACGATCGGGATGTGTGGCGTGCGTTTCAGGCGTGGTTCTTGTGCTCGTTCCGCCTACCGATCCATCGCGAGTGGTTGCAGCAATCGGTCCTGTCTCGGTCGTTCAGTACGTTCTCGCTAGAGTCCTGGGCGCTCGATCGTCGGAAGTACGAGGCCGTGCGATTCCGTCCGCGCGGCTGGGGCTGGGTCGATCCGACCAAAGAAGTGCAGGCGTTCAAGGATGCCGTGCGCTGCGGTTTTATGACTCTGCAGGATGTCGTCTCCCAGAGTGGCGCGGACATCGAGGAAATCTTCGATCAGCGGAAGAAGGAGCGCGAGCTCGCCGAGGAGGCCGATCTGGTGCTCGACACGGATCCGGCGAACGACAAAGCGAAGGAGCCGGCGCCGCAGCCCGCAACCGACCCGCCAGACGACGACGAGCAAGACCCGGACGACGAGTCCACCGACGAACCCGCCAACCGGCGGGTTCTTCATTTGCAGAGGTAGCAATACATGACAGCAAACGCATCGGCGGCAACGCCGAGGGGAACGGCTGCGCGAGCGTTTCCCGAGAAGCTGACGCCGCTTGAGCGCGCGATTGACTCGACGTCGATCACGATCCGCAAGGACGGCGATAAGACGCAGCTGACGTTTTCCGCTTCGAGCGAGACGCCGGTCGAGCGGTGGTGGGGTAAAGAAATCCTATCGCATGAGTCCGGCGCCATTCGCATGGATCGTATAGAGCGGGGCTCTGCACCGCTGCTCTTCAACCACAACTGGGACGACCCGATCGGGATGATCGATTCGGCCCGCGTCGAGAACAAGCGACTCGTCGTTGACGCGCACTTCTTCGGCACCGATCGCGCTGAGGAAATTCGTCAGATGGTCGAAGGCGGACTGCGTAACGTCTCGCTTGGCTATCGCCTGCACGTCGTCGAAGAAAACGTCGATGAAGAGACCTACACGGCCCGCGATTGGGAGCCCTTTGAATTTTCCATCGTTAGCGTGCCCGCCGACACGACCATCGGCGTAGGCCGAGCTCTCGGCCAAGAACTCGAGGTGCGGATGCTCCGCGCCTCTCCCGATGTTTCACAACAGCCGGCGCAAACCGCCGTGAGGAGCGAAGCCATGACCGAACCGGTCAACGCCACGGCGGGCGCAAGCGCCGATTCGAAGGCCGAAATGGAGCGCCAAGAGCGCGAGGCTCGCGAGAAACTCGAACAGCGCAGTGCGCTGGACCTCGAGGGATCTCGCAAGCGCGCGATCGAGAACCTCGCAAAGGCCAACAAGATCGCGGATAACGTTCGCGATGCGTGGGTCCGTCAGGGCTACTCGCTCGAGCAGGTGTCGAATGACATCCTGAAGATCCTCGAGGAGCGGGGCAAGTCGAACCCGACGCCGGCGAGCCGTCTCGGGCTGACTTCGGAGGAGACGCAGCGCTTCAGCTTGGGCCGTGCAATTCTAGCCGCCGCCAGCAAGGACAACGACTGGAGTAAGGCCGGGTTCGAGCTCGAGTGCTCGCGGGCGGTCGCCCAGAAGCTCGGCAAGGTCGCTGAAGCACATAGGTTCTATGTGCCGTTCGAGGCGATGCAGCGCGGCATGGAGTTGCCGGAGCAGCGTATGCAGCGCTTGCTCGCGATGGCGGCATTCGGCCGTCGCGATCTGACGGTAGCCACGGCCGGCGCGGGTGGTTTCTTGGTCGAGACCGAGAATGTCGGGTTCATCGAGATGCTACGCAACCGGTCGGTTGCGTTCCGCATGGGTGCTCGTCGGCTTTCGGGATTGCAGGGAAGCGTCACGGTGCCGCGGCAGAGCGCGGCGGCGACGGCCGTGTGGCTCGCGAACGAAGCGTCGACTATCACGGAGAGCCAACAGACGTTCGTGCAAATGGCGCTCACGCCGAAGACCGTCGGTGCTTACACCGAGATCAGCCGGCAACTCCTGCTGCAATCGTCTCCGGGTGCTGAGGGCATCGTGACGGACGATCTCGCACAGGTGGTCGCGATCGCTGTGGATCTCGCGGTGCTCGAGGGCTCTGGTGCTGGCGGTCAGCCGACCGGCATCTCCGGCACTGCGGGCATCGGGTCAGTGAGCGGCACGACGTTGTCAGCGGCCGGCATTCTGGAGTTCCAGACCGACGTCGCTGCCGCCAACGTCACGCCGATGGCCGGCGGGTACGTCACCACTGCGCCAGTTGCGGCGCTGTTGATGGTTCGTCCGGAGCTGCCGTCGACGGGTACGGAGCGCCTCTGGAAAGGCAACGTCTGGAACGGCTCGATGTTCGACTTCCCGTCGATGACGTCGGCGCAGCTTACGGCGGCGACGATGATCTTTGGCGATTGGCAGGAGGTCGTGGTCGGCGAGTGGGGCGTCCTCGAGATCGAGGTCAACCCGTACGCCAACTTCCAGGCGGGAATCATCGGCGTTCGCTCGATCTACTCGATGGACGTCGGCGTTCGCCGGCCCTTCGCGTTCTCGCGCGCTACGACGATCACCTAGTCGGCAAGGGGCACTAGATGCCGCCGCTCACCATCGAGAACACCTCGGCGTTGGTCGGCGGCATCTACCCGTCGGAGAAATCAATGCAAGCTCAGAAACCCAACACGCCGCCGGCCACGCTTCGCGTGAAGGTGCTGCGCCAGTTCCAGGACCACCGCAAGCAGATCCTCCCGGTCGGCAGTGAGGTGGACTTACCGCGCGTATTCGCTCTTGAGATGCACGCGGCGAACAAATGCGCCTTGCTGCCAGAGCCGGAGCCAGTGGCTGCGCCGGCAGAGCCGCCGCAGGAGCCAGCACCGGAACAGCCGGCCAGCGACAAGCCGCGTCGAGCCAAAGGTAAGGAGTAATTTTCATGCTAGCCAACCAAGGCCAAGCGTGCGAGCTCGTGAAGCTCGTCACGTCTCAGTCGGCAACGACCACGGCGCTCGCCAGTTCGAGCACGACCTACATCGACGTTAGAAAATACGAGGGCGACCTCGTTTTCCTCATCAACCCTGGCGCAATCACTGGTTCTCTGACGCCGGATATTCAGGACGCGACCGACGCGGCGGGGACGGGGACGGCAAGTATCGCGGCCAACGAGGGCGCATACACGGCTCTCGTCGCGAACACGGACCGCAAGTACACCGTCAACGCCGGCGCGACGCGTGGCTTCATCCGCCTGATAAACACGCTGGTGACTGGGCCAGCATTGATCGGCGCGCAGATGATGGCGCACCCGAAGTACACGACCTGATGCTCGAGTCCGAAGCCGACCGCCTGTCCCTCATCCGAGGGACAGGCGGCGAGCAAGTGCGCGTCGACGAGGTCGACGTATGGGCCATTTTCGTCGACCCGCACACGCCATTGCCGTTCGGTGAGCACGTGCTCGACAGCTCGGAGCCGCAGATCCTCGGGCGTTCGTCCGATCTCGCGCACGTCAACGACAGCAGCGTGATCGTGCGTGGCGGTGTCGTGTACGGCGTCGCCGGCATCCAGCCGGACGGAACTGGCATGACGCCGATCAGGCTGCGCGAGCTGTGACGCACTATCGCCAGCGCTTACGCGAGCGCGTCGTCGAGATCCTGAAAGCCGCCGACATCCCCGGAATCAACGAGCGCGTCTATGGGAGCGTGTTCTTCGCTCTTCGCACGCTGCCGTTGATCTCGGTCTACCTCGAGGCCGAGAGCCTCGTCAAGGAAGGCGAGATGTATCAGCGCGCGATCGTCGTGGTGGTGAAGGTGTTCATCGCCGCCGGCGAGCTCGCGGAGAACGACTGCGACGACTACTGCGCGGCGATCGAATCCGGGCTCGACCTCGAGCTCGGCGGTATGGCCAACAACGGCGGACTGACGGAGGTCCGCTTCGAGCGCAGCAGCGAAGGCAGTCAGGAGTACATGACAGCGGAACTCGCGTACGAGTTCCGCTACGCGACGGCCTACGACAACCCAATGACACCAACCCACTAGGAGCCATCATGGCAGCAATCACGGTAACACCGGGCAGCGTCCTCCGCGTAGACGGCGAGGTCGTTAACGGCTACTTGGCAGGCGCGACGATCACGACCGGCATGGCGGTCTACGTCGACAGCAACGGCGCGGTGCAGATCGCAACGAATGCGACTTCGGTTGGTTCGGGCGTCGGCTCCACTCTCGTCGGTATCGCTCTCAACGGCGGCTCGATCGGGCAACCGATTCAGATCCTCCGGCCGGGCGGTACGGTGAACATCGGCGGAACCGCGGCGGTCGGCAAGGCGTATGTGATCGGCACGGCCGGCGGCATCATCCCGGTGGATGACATCGCCGGCTCGGAGTTCATCACCGCGCTGGCGATCGGCATCACGGCCGCGAACCTCAAACTTCAAGTCAACGTTAGCGGCGTACAAGCTGCCGGCGCAGTGACCTAAAGGAGCAGCACCCATGGCTAACAGATTAGGTCACGAATACAAACTCTTCGTCGACAATGGCTCGGGCGCATATACCGCAGTCGCCGGTCAGACCGAACTGACGCTAGACCAGCCACAAGATCTCATCGATGTCACGGCGAAAGGCGACCCGCTGAAGATCCGCGCGCCGGGCCGGCCGGACTTCACAGCGCAGGTATCCGGTTTCGTTCGCGTGCCGGATCCGAACGGATATGAGCGGCTGAATGCGATGCGCATCGCGCAGACAGCGGTCAATGTGCAAGTCAGGTTCACTCCATTTGGCTCGACGGACTTGGTGTTTGCAGGGCCGGTGTACGTCAGCAACCTGAACCGTGGCATGACCGACCAGCAAGGCGCGACCTGGGCATTCCAGCTCACCGCTTCCGCTGCGGCAACAACTGACGGCGTGGGCGCGTGACGGAGTACACGATCAACCCGGAGCGGGGCGAGGTCGGTGTCACCCTCGGCGGCAAGCTCTATCCGATGCGCCCGAGCCATGAGGCGCAGGTGGCCGTCGAGCGGCGTCTCGGTGTGTCGTTGGACGAGCTGTTTACTCGAGCTCGGCGTTTTGCGGAGTCGTTGCACGATCGGGGCGCACCGACTCACGGCGTCGGCCTCACGCTGCGGGAGATGTCGGTCATCGTTGCCGAGGGCGCCAAGGCGGCGGGCAAGGAGCGAGACGATAAGCTCCTGCAACAGATGAACGCCGACCAATGTGCCGAGCTCATCGCAGAGAAACGGTTCGCGTGCTTTGAGCCGGTGATGCAGTTCATCGTGAACGCGCTCTTCGGCGGAGCAAACCCGGAAAAAAAAGAGCTGGCCGCCCCGGGACCGTGACTTCCAGCCGACGCGAGCTCTCTGGGCTCGTGTGCGTTCAATTCAAATGGACCCCCCAACAGTTCTGGGAATCAACAACCCACGAGGTCGTCGCCATGCTCGAAGCCTCGGAAACGTTGAACCACCATGGCGAAGATTGAAGACCTAGAGTTTCGGATCACCGCAAGCACGGGCGCCTTGCGCACGGATCTGCAGCGCGCCTCGCAGCAGGTCCAAGGCTTTGCGAGCCGAACGCAAGCAGCGTTCGCCAACATGCAGAGTCAGATCACGAAATCGCTTGGGCCCCTACGCGCGAGCCTGTCGATTTTCGGCGGCATCGAAGCGGTGCGGCGCATCGTGCAGTTTACCGGAGCCGCGCTCGATGCCGCTGACTCCATCGGCGAGATTTCGCGCGCGGTCGACTTCAGCGCGGAGCGATTCCAACGGCTACGCGAAGTGTTCAAGCAAGGCGGCGTCGGTGCGGAGGAATTCGAGGGGGCGTTGCGGACGCTGAATACGCGCCTCGGCGTGTATCTCTCTACTGGTGCGGGCCCGGCCGCCGAGGCGATCAAAGCACTCGGCCTCGAGCACGACATCGCGAGCGGCAAGATTCGCACGGCCGAACAGCTATTCGACGCGGTCGCGGAAGGGCTCGTGAAGGTCGACAGCGCCGCGAAGCAGTCCGCGATTTCGGCGGCGTTCTTCGGCAAGTCGGCCGGCTCGCAGATGGCGGAGCAGTTGCGCCAGGGCGCCGGCGAGATCAACCGGCTCGCGGAAGCTGTGCAAGGCGTGTTCACCGACGATCAAGTCCGTAAGGCGGACGAGATCAACGACGCTTTCGCCACGCTGTCCAACACGATCGGCGTGTCCTTCAAGGGCGCGATTATCGACTCGCTGTATTGGTGGCGGCAGCTACTCTTTCCGACCGCCGGCGAGGACGCCGCAAAGCGCATCGATTTCCTGAACGACGAGATCGTCCGGCTAACCACGGACATCGACAAACTGTCGGCGGGCGGCGCTCCCGGCGACGCGCGCGCTAAGCAGATCCAAACGCTTAAGGACATGCTCGCCAGCTACGCGGCGGAGCTCAAGGAACTGCAACCGCTCGAAAAACGGCTGAGCGAATCGCCGGCGCCGAACCGCCGCGCCGCCGGCGGCGAAGACGACGAGGAGTCCGGCGCGACCACCGGCAAAGGGCAGAAGCTATCGCCGGAGCTCGAGACGTTGATCGGGCAACTCGAGTTCGAGGACAAGCTACGACAGCAGCAACGCGAGGCGATCGGCAAAGGTCAGGAGTTGTCGCCGGCGCTTGGCGCGTTCATCGAGCAAGCACAGGCGGCGCAAAAACTCACGGAGGCGATGGCGACCGACGTCGAGAAGCAGGTCGTCCAGTGGCGTGACGCGCAGGCGCTGTTGGCCGAGGGTCTGATCGATCCGGAGACGGTGCAGCGGTTGCAGGAGACGCTATTGCAGCCGATAGAGGTCAAGGTCAAGCGCATCGGCACCGAGGAGCTCGAGGAGGAATTGAAACGGGCGAAGGAACGCGCGGAGGAGTTCGCGGACTCCTTCGCCTCGGCGTTCGAGAGTCGCGGCATCGACGCGCTGTTGTCGGGCGACATCAAGGGCGCCCTCCGCGGGCTGACGAAGGATTTCGCGGAGATGATCATCCGGCTGACGCTACTGCGTCCGTTGGCGGAAGGCCTCGCGTCCTCGTTGAGTGGTATTGGTGGTGGCGGTGGCGGTGGGGTAGGCGGGTTCTTCAAGAGTCTGTTCGGCTTCGCTGGCGGTGGACGGCCGCCCGTCGGTCAACCTTCATGGGTCGGTGAGGGTGGCCCCGAGCTCTTTGTGCCGGACGTGGCTGGCCGGATCTTGAGCCACGAGAAGTCGACGGCGCTCGCCGGCGGCGGTGGTGTGACCGTGAATCAGGTCAACAACATCAACGCCAGTGGCGGGACCGACGTACGGGAGATCAGCTCGGCGCTGGCGGAGAACAACCGGCGGCTGAAGGCCGAGATCGCGGAGTTGATGCGGCGAGGCCGATTCGCGTGACCGACTACTACTTGGGCGTGATGCCGCAGCGGATGAGCTACGAGCTCCGCTCGAATGTCGCCCGGTTTTCATCGCCGCTATCCGGAACCGTGCGAACGCTCGAGCGCACGGGCGCGAGACTCGCCGTGACGTGGCACTGGGACTCGGTGAAGGCGACGGAGATCGGCCGTCTGCGGGCGTTCATCCATCAGCAGCGCGGCGGGGCTAATCGGTTTTGGGCTCCGGTCGCAGAGCAATCGATTCGCGGCTCGTACTCGGCGAGCGAGCTACTCAGCAACAATACTTTCTCCAGCGGCACGACCGGGTGGAGTCCATCTGCTGCAACCGCATTGACTGCAAGCGATAGCGTGCTCAGATTGACGCGCACGACGGGCGGGGCAGGCAGTGTGGTATACGCGGGGCAGGTTGTAACTACGTTAGTGCAATACGCGCCATTTGCGATGCGCGTGCTGACTCACTTCGCCACCCCTGGAGAAACGAACTACGGCGCGAGTTTCGTGGCGGGTTCTGTCACAGTTACTTCGTATAGCTCGTCGCCGACTCTCAAGACTGCGCATGCGGTGGTATTGCAGACGACCGGTACTGGATATATCGACCACAGCGGCGCGGCGGGCACGATTGCGGGAGCTTATCGCGAGGTTCCCTATACCTCGTTCGCGCGCTGTGCGCTCGTCGATAACGGCGTCAACATGCTGGTGCGGTCCGACGAGTTCGATAATGCTTCGTGGTTAAAGACGGAGTGCACTGTAGGCGCGAACGCGACCACGGCACCGGACGCAGCCACGACCGCTGACTCACTCATAGAAAGCGTCAACAATATCGAGCATCAGGTGCGACAAACCGGTGTAACGATTAGCTCCTCGGTCGGGGATTATTCCTACACAGTAGCTGTGAAGGCTGGAGCTCGCACGTGGTGCCGTATACAGATGAACTTGAGCGGATCGACTGCGAACGCCTACGTTAACTTATCAACCGGTGCGGTAGGTCTCCAATCGGTCGCCGGAAGTTTTTCTAACCTTCGAGTTTTCGTGGTATCGCTGGGCAACGGCTGGTACCAGATTTCAATCGTTGCCTACAAGAGCAGTGCTGATACTTCGATCGGTTGCTATGTTGTCGGTGCCGAGGCAGACAACGACGTGGTCTACGTCGGCGACGGCGCGACGGCGGGTCTCTACATGTGGCGCGCCACGCTCGCACAATCTAGTGTGCCGACTCGGCTCGTGCAAACGACGAGCGCGGCAACTACCGGCACATCGCAGACGGGCGGGGCGGTTTATCTGAAAGGCTTGCCAGTCAGCACTAGCGGGCTATTGCTCGCGGGTGACTGGGTCGAATTCGTCACGCCGACGTATGGTGAATTGAAGCGCGTGATTGCGCCGCTAAACTCCGACGCTGGGGGGCGCGGGTATCTGCAATTCGAGACCATCTTGCGCGAGTCACCCGCCGACAATGCCGCAGTGATTGTCCGGAATCCGCTCGGTCGTTTCCTGCTCGACGAGTCGTCGGTGCAATGGGGCGTGAGCGGCGACGGGTTTCAGTCGGTGCAGTTCACGGGTGTCGAGGATATCGCGGCATGAGCCGCGGTCTATCGGCCAGCAACCTCACGGCGATCGCGGCGCCGCATGTGCGGCCGCTCGTGTTCGTTAAGCTCGAGTTCGACGCCGGCACAGAGTATGTGCACAACGGCGTCGGCACCTACCCCTGGGGCAGCCAGACGTGGACCGGCATCGGCGCGCTCGGGCAGATCGGAGATCTCGAGGAGGGCCTAGACCTCTCGCCGTACGCCGTCACCATGACGCTCAACGCGCTCGACGCGGAGCTGATCGCCATCGCCGAGGGTGAGTCGGTGTTCAACCGTCCGGCGACCGTGTACATCGGGCTGCTCGACGAGAACGGCGTGCTCGTGGCCGACCCACAGCATCGATGGTCGGGACCGATGGATCACATCACGATCCGGCTCGGCGGCGAGGACGCACTCGCGCTGCTGTCTGAGAACGAGCTACGGTTCTTCGATCAGGCGAACGGCTCGAGGTACACCGACGAGGATCTCCAGGGGCAGTACAGCGGGGACCTGTTCTTCAACTTGCTCGACCAGATGCTCGACGCGTCGGTGGCGTGGGGGATCGACTCCTACGCCGGGATGACGACGGTGAGGATCGGCCACGCGAACCTGCCGATCCCGGCCGAAGTCTTCAGGCCGAAGCCATGAGGCGCGACGAGGTGCTCCAGTACCTGAAGGCCGAGAACGGTAAATCGTTTGAGTGGGGCAAGGTCGACTGCGCCACGCTCGCCGCCGGGCTCGTGGAGAAGTGCACCGGCCTGGACCCGCTCGAAGGCATTGTCTATGGCACCGAGGCCGAGGCGAAGCGCGAGCTCGTCGCCCGCGGTGGGCTCGAGGCTGCCGTGTCGGCGGTGCTCGGCCCGGCCCACGACGATCTGCGTGAGTGCCGGGACGGCGACATTGTGCTGACGGCCTTCCAGGGTCAGAAGGGACTCGGCGTCGCGGTCGGGCGGGTGTTCTACGTGCGGCGCACAGACGGCGGTGTGTGGCCCGTCGATCTGACGCTCGCGACGAAGTTCTGGCCATGCCCAACTTCGCGATAGCGCTCGGTGTCAAGATCCTCGCCGGCGTCGGACTGACGCTCGGCGGGACGGCGGTCGCGCTCGCGATCGGTGCGGCGACGATAGGGTTCGTCAGCTACAACGCATACCGCTCGCTGAAGCTCCGCGATCCGGGCGAGGGCGGTGGCGGGATGGCGCGCCAGCAGCTCCTCGTGCGCAGCACGATAGAGCCGCGAAAGATCGTCTATGGGCAGGCCGTGGTCTCCGGGCCGCTCGTCTTCATGAACGCGGCCGGCACCGACAACTTCCAGCTGGTCACAATCATTGCTGTCGCGGGGCGGGAGATCGACTCCTTCCAGGGCTACTGGCTCGACGACAAGTTCATCCCGATCGCCGACGTGAACACCGGCGGCGACTACAGCGTCAACGCCGACACGAACAGCCACGGCTTTGGCCCGGTCGGCGGCCGCAACGTGCTCTACATCAAAGGCTACACCGGCACCTCGACGCAGACGGCCGATGCGACCACCGACTCGCTCTTCACAGAGTGGACATCGAACCATCGCGGGCGCGGCATCGCCTACATGCGGCTGATCATGGAACGGCTTGCCGGAGCGGAAGCGGCGTGGGACAAGGGGCCGCCGAATAACATCAGCGCGCTCGTCAAGGGCCATAAGGTCTACGACCCGCGCCTCGATTCGACGTTCGTCGGCGAGACGTACGGCGCAGGCTCTGGAGCTCACCGCCTCAACGATCCGGCGACGTGGGCCTGGTCCGCGAACCCCGCGCTGTGCGTCGCCGACTACATGATCGACCAGGTTGTGGGGGCGAAGTTTGACTCAGCGCGCATCGATTACGATTCCGCTGCCGTCGCGGCGGACCAGTGCGACGTGAACGTGGCGGTGCCGGTTGCTACGACTCAGGATCGGTTCACGTGCAACGGCGTGCTCTCGTGCGGCGACACGCACCGCGACAACCTCGAGAAGCTGCTCTCCTCCATGGCCGGGACGATGCGGTACTACAACGGGCAATTCCACGTGGCCGCCGGGATGTGGCCGAGTGCCTCGAGCTTCACACTGAACGAGACACACCTCGTCGGGCCGATCACCTACCGCGCGGCACCGGAACGCACCGAGCGCTATAACGCGGTGCGCGGGCAGTACCTCGACGCGAATCGCGGCTACAAGGTATCGCCGTACCTTCCGGTCGAGGACCCCACGCTGCAGGCGAACCGCGACGACGGGCTCACGCTCTGGAAAGAGCTAGAGCTGTCCATGGTGACGAATGAATACCTCGCGCAGCGCATCGCCTTTCGCGCGCTCGAGCAAGCATCGCGCTCGGGCGTGCTCGTGTTTCCCACCGGCTATAACGGGTTGAACATCGCACCCGGCGACCGGGGCACGGTGTCGATCGCCGAGCTCGGCTGGAGCAGCAAGACGTTTCGTTGCATCGGCTTGAAGCACGTCGATCTCGTCGGCGTCGAGCTCGTGCTGAAGGAAGACGACAGCCTCGCGTACAGCGATCCGATCGAGGGCGACTACGGCACGCGCACGTCGGCTGGCGTGATCGACTACCCGGGCATCCCGCTGCCGACGATCGGCGTGGTGGTGGACGGGCACTTCAGTCTCGCGCTCGAGGTGGCGTGGCTCACGGTCGCCGGCGCCGGCGCTTCGATCTCCTCGGGTGGCGGCGAGGGCGGGGCCAACGCGCTCGTGCTCACGAACAATGCGAGCGTCACGCAGGACGTGAAGAACGGGCGCAAGTTCCCGACCGACCCGGCCGACGTTGTGTTCGCCGTGGTGCGCGCCAAGAAGAACTCCGACGTGTCCTCGATCGTGGTGCGGGCGAGCTACTACCGCTCGGACACACTCGCCTCGCTCGGCAACGTGGACGTCGACGTGACACCGTTCATGTTGACCAACGACACCTACTACACGATCCCGGTGCGGCTGTGGACGCCGACCACCTACACGCTCGACGACGGCGTGCGCATCCTCGGCGAGCTGCACCTGCGCATGGTCCCCGACGGCTCCGGCACCGCCACCGCGACCTTCAGCTCGATCGTGGCGAATCGCTTTGGCACCGTCGGCACGCCGGAGATCGACGTGGCTGCGGCGACGATTCACTACGCTGCGTTCGACAGCAGCCAGAACGTCAACAACATCGCATGACCACGGTCATCAGCTACACCAGCATCCCGGCACCGACCGACAGCAACTGGGTCGCGATCGTGACGGCCGTGTTCGAGGCGGAGGAAACCGTCGGCGGCGTCGACTGGGGCACGGGCGTGAACGTGCGCCTGTTCAAAACTCAGAACAGCGCCACCGTCAACGGCGACAGCCTGCCAGTCGAGGCGGGAGGGGCGAGGCATCCGTACGCGATCACGCACGAGTTCACGCTCTCCCAGCACACGCTCGACGTCGGCCTCGACTGCGTGCTCTCCGGGCCGCACAGCGTCGACTTCTACGCCATCAAGCTGCAGATCCTGTTGGTGAAGCGGTGAACAGACACTGGCACTTCTACGACCTCGAGACGGGGCGCCTCCTGGGCAAGACGCTCTCTGGGCCGGATGCTTCGGTGCTCGCATCCAATACGCCGGCCGGGGCCGGCGCCGTCGAGGGTCACTACGATCCGCTCTCCCAGCGCGTCGAGCTCGCCACCGGCGCCGTGATCGACTACCAGCCGCCGCAGCCGAGCGAAGACCATGAGTGGGTCGACCGTCGCTGGCGGCTGAAGAAAGATGCAGCAGCGCGCGAGATCAGGAGGCGCGCGGCGCGCAAGGCGATCGATGCCGTGGAGTGGAAGCAGGCACGAGCGGTGCGAGAGGCGCTGATCAGCGTGCTACCGGACGGCCCGGCGAAACAGCGGCTACAGCAGATCGACGACGAGATCGCGACGCTGCGTTCGGATCTCTCCTAACAAGGACCAGCCGCGATCAATTTGAGCACGTATTGGTGATGCTCCGGCGGCGGCCGTATCGCGACCTTCTCGCATATGAGCTCGCCGTCGAGCAATCGAGTTCGTCTGTAGTACGCCTTGACTCCGAGGCGGCGGGCTTCCTTGTCCCAGATGTAGGTGATCCACGGCGCATCGGGAGCCCGTGACAGCGTTACCTTCATCAGTTGGAGGGTGCGCGTACCGTCCGTGAGCACGATCAACTGATCGCCTTCGCGGTAGACCGTCATCGTCTCGGTCTCTTCGACGACGGCGAACTCGGCCGCGGCGGGCAGCGCCACGGCTAGCAGCAGGAGCATGGACAGCTTCATCCGCTGTGACGTCTTCTCAATTTCGAGAGTTCTGATCCTATCACGTTCCGCCGGATCTGCCGCGGCGTAGCTAACAGTTTGTGGAGAGGCTTGATGCTGAAGTGGATGCTGGTCCTCTGGTTCGGCACCGTGTGGGGGTTCGTCGCGATCATGAACGCGAAGCGCATCAACGCGCGGGCGAAGCTCAACCTGTTCTGGCGCGTGAACCTGCTGCCGCTCGGAGTGCTCGCCACCTTGGGCGACATCGTGTTCTTCAACTACGTGCTCGGTTCGCTGATGTTCTTCGAGCCGCCGCGACTGCGAGAGCCAACGTTCAGCGCGCGGGTGCAGCGGCACTACCGCACCGAGGGGTGGCGCGGCAAGGTCGCGGGGTTCTGGGCGAAGCAGTTGAACGCGATCGACTCGGCGATCGACGACGACGACGGCGAAGCGCACATCCATGAGCCGCGCACATGAGCACGCGCCTCAGCGATCACTTTTGGCTCCACGAGTTCACGCGCTCGGAGTACGCCGCCAGGCACGGCATCGACATGACGCCGCCGGCGAGCGTGATCGGCAATCTCGCGACGCTGTGCGTCGAGGTGCTCGAGCCGCTACGCGACGTGCTCGGGCCGATGTACATCACGAGCGGCTATCGGCCCGCGGCCGTCAATATCGGCGTCGGCGGTTCGGCTAACTCCGATCACCTTCGCGGGATGGCGGCAGACTTCATCGCGCTCGACCACACGATCAAGGACGCAGCGCACATCGTGCACGCGGCCGCGCGTTCGCTACCCGTAGCAAAGGTGATCTATGAATTTGGCGCATGGATACACGTGTCGCTGGCGCCGAACAAGTCGGAGCCGGCCCGGGTGTTTCTGGCGGCGTCGCGTGAGGCTGGCTCGACTGCATACAAACCGTGGGAGGTAGCGGCGTGAGGTTGAATAGCAAAGGATTCTACTGGCTGGCGTGCGTAGCGCTGACGGCGCTGGTCGTGCTGTTCGCCTCCGGCGTGCTGGCCGGGGAGACCGATGGCAAGAAGCACCTCCCGACCACACCGAAGACCAGCGAGAACCTGCCGGCGCCGACGATCAATACGACGGTGAGCCCGGTCAACGCGCCGACGATCAACGCGGCATCAGGCGGCGGGCAGAGCAGCGCGAATCTCTACGAGAGCAGCGACTACGACTCGCTTGGCCTCGCGTTCGGCAACGAGGCGCCGATCCCGTACGGGGCGACGCCGGAGTGCTATGTGCCGGGCAAGGGGCTCAAGCGCGGGCAGGGCTGGGTGTTCGGCCTGGTCCAGCTCTCGGCCGTGCTCGAGCGCGACGAGCTCTGCATCGAGGACATGCGAGCCGCACGGGCGCACGCAGAGCGTATGGCCGAGCTGCGCGTCGAGCAGCTCAAGGCTGAGGCAGCAGCGGCCGACGCAGCGGCCGGTCGCGTCGCAAACGAGTGCGCGCTGAACGCGTGCGTAACCAAGTGACCAACCTACGCGGCGGCTTTCTCGCGAGAGTCGCGGTCACTCTAGTTGCGCTCGCGTTCTGCACCGGGGCGGTGTACCCGCCGATCATCCACACCGTCATCGTGCAGTGGATCATGCCGAGCGAGTACACCGACGGTACTCCGCTGCTGTTGTCGGCGATCACGATGACGCGGATTCAGTGGGGCACGTGCGCCGACGACAAGCCGACGTTCGGGCTGACGCTGGGAGAGTACTTCCTGCCCGGTCCCGGAATCACGCTCGGCGTCGACCGCCCGTACGGCAAGCACTGCTTCCGGTTTGCTGTTCGTGTCGGCTCTGCGGAGTCGGAGTTCTCGGAGACGGTGTCGGTCACCATACCGGCGCTGCCACGTCCACCATCTGGTCTCACCATCGTGGGGAATCCCAATGCGTAACCTCGCCCTCGCTTGTCTACTGCTGCTCTCGTCGTTCATCGCGTCGGCGCAACCATCCGGCACGGGTGCGACGATACTGACGTGGACGCCTGCCACGAGCTACACCGACGGCACGTTCATGGTGTTGGCTGAGCAGCGAGTCTACGCTGCGCGCACGGCGACGACCGTGTGCGGCGTGTCTCCTGCCATTGCTGACTTCGAGCAGATCGGCTCGGTGGAACCTGGCATCGCGTCGGTCACGTTCGGCAGCCTGTGGAATGGTGGCTGGTACTACTACGCGACGAGCGTGGACGTATTCGGCAACGAGAGCGACCCATCGAACGTCGTCTGCAACTCGATCAACATCACGCGCAACTGGCCGCCTCCTGGGCAGGGCGTGAAGCCGATGCCGCCTGGGCAACTGAAGAAGCTGGAGTAGTCGATGAGCATCATCGACAAGATCGGCGGGCTCCTCGGCGGAGGCCTCGGCGGCAAGATCGCGGAGCTCGTCGGCAACCGGATCGAGAACAAGGCGGAGGCGGCCAAGCTCGTGCACGACCTCAACATGGCGATCGGCGAGCGGGCGCACGAGCTCGAGCTCGCGCTGATCGATCGAGACAAGCAGATCGCGAGCGAGCAGTCGAAGACAAACCAGATCGAGGCGGCGAGCGACAGCGTGCTCAAGAGTGGCTGGCGCCCGATGACCGGCTGGGTCTGCGTCGCCGCGCTCGCCTATCAGATGGTGTTCCGGCCGCTGCTGGCGTGGGGCTCCGCGATCTGCTCGTGGATGCCGCCGCCGTCGCTGGAGATCGACACGCTGCTTACGCTGCTGTTCGCGCTGCTCGGGCTTGGAGCGTACCGGACCTACGAAAAGACGCGATGACCGGCGACGTACTCAGCGAAGCGCTGAAGTGGCTGTCGACCGTGGTGCTCGCGCTCGTCGGCCTCGTTTATCGGAGCTTGAACGCGCGCATCGCGTCGCTCGAGGAAAACGACGAGAACGCGCACCAGCGCATCTACGACAAGATCGAGGCGCTACGCCTGGAGAATAAGTCCGACCACAGGGAGGCGCGAGCCGACATCGTCGCTCGGCTCGAGGCGCTGTCCAAGCAGATGAGTGACCGCGACGCGCTGGCGACGAAGCTCGTCCGAACTCTCCGAGGTGACGACAAATGATAGACCCGATTGCGCTAATCAAAGGCTTCGCCGGCGGCAGTGCCGCGGCTGCTACTCCGCTTGTCGTCATGTACTACTGGGCGACGCCGATCACCGAATACCACCGCCACGTCGCCGAGAACGAGCGCGGCTTCGTGCTCGACGTCGTCGGCAAGGCGGCGGCCGTCGAGCCCGGGCCCTACAAGGACACGCTGTGCCGCACGCTTGAGGAGGCGATCGGCCGCCTCTGCTCGGCGCAGCCTGACGACTCCATCTGTATGGATCGCGAGGCGTTCAGGGATCAGGCGGGGTGCTGAGTCAGGACCGCTCGTCGCCGTCCGCCACCTTCTGCGCTGCGATGTCGTCGCGCGCGTGCGCGCGGATCCGCTCGACGTCCGGCTCGTCCGGGTCCTCGATCGCGAGCCCCGCGTGGAGCAGCAATAGCCTCCACGCCGAATAGGGAATCTCGCGCTCGCCGCCGATCCACTTTCGCACCGTCCGCGGATCTACTCCCAGCAGCTGCCCGACCACCGATCCGGTGAGACCGAGCGTCTGCGTCACCGAGCGAAACTCGTCCTTCGACGGCGCCCGGTACCTCGAGCTCGCGAACGGTAGCCGCGTCTCCCGACGCGGCTCCACTCGGCCCTCCACTCTATAAATCCCTCGTTCCTCGGTCATACCTTTCTCCTTACACCAAGCCTCGTTCTGCCATGCTCACCGTTTGCGTGCCGCCGACGATCACGTGATCGAGCACCCGAACCTCGATCAGCGCTAGGGCCCGTTGCAGCTTCGACGTGATCGCGCGATCCGCTTCGCTCGGCTCCGGGATGCCCGACGGGTGGTTGTGAATGAACACCACCGCCGCCGCGTTCGATTCGATAACCGCCCGCACAACCTCGCGCGGATAGACGGTCGCTCCGTCGATCGTTCCTTGGAACAGCTCGCGATATTCGATCAGCTGGTGGCGCGTGTTCAGCAGCAGCACCGCGAACACTTCGGACTTGCGGTTAGCCGTCTTCAGGACGGCGTAGTGCGCCGCGTCCGCCGGCGAACTCAGGTAGCCGTGAGTCGTTTGCAGGCGGGAGGCGAGAATGCGAAGGGCCTTGCGGATGATTTGGTCGTCGGTCATCGGTTTTCTCCGGTAGTTGGCCATGCGAAGTGCCGGCCGTTGGAAGTATAGTAGGCCCAATGGGCCTACAAGTCAAGCGTTTTCGAGCTATCCAGCTGCGACGGCTTCCTCCTTCAGGACGAGGCGCACGCAAGCACAACGTGTTTGATGCTTGCACTACCCTGGCTCTGCTGTCAGACTGCAAGCAACATCCTTGGAGTGCTTGCAATGGAACCAGACGAATCAGCACAGGCGAAAGGCGGCCACGCCCGCGCAGAGGCTTTGTCACCGGAGGAACGCACGGAGATCGCGAAACGTGGCGCCCTGGCCCGTTGGAACGGGGAGATTAGGCGCGCCACGCATGAATCGGCTGACCATCCATTGACGATCGGTGATATTCAGCTTCCGTGCTACGTGCTTGCCGACGGCACGCGCGTGCTGTCGCAGAGCGGGCTGCAGACGGGGGTGGGGATGTCGTCTGGTGGGTCAGCAAGAACCGGCGAGCAGCGCCTAGCGGTTTTTCTAGAGTCTTTAGGCCAAAAGGGCATAGAAATCGGAGACTTGGCGGTACGCATCCAAACGCCCATTAGATTCATCCCGCCGCGCGGCGGCCGAAGCGTTTACGGCTACGAGGCTACGATCCTCGCGGATATCTGTGACGTGATTCTGCGAGCGAGAAGACAGCAGGGAGCTCTTCAACCACAGCAAATGCACCTAGCGGACCGCTGCGAAATTCTGGTTCGTGGCTTTGCCCGGATCGGAATCATTGCCCTCGTTGATGAAGCGACTGGCTATCAAAGCGATCGTGCCAAGGACGCCCTTGCAAAGATCCTCGAGGCGTTTATCGACAAGGAGTTGCAGCCCTGGGTTCAGACCTTCCCGGCTGATTTCTATCGGGAGATGTTCCGACTTCGTGGACTCAAGTTTCCTACGGACACGGTTAAGCGCCCGCAGTACTTCGGAGTTCTGACGAATAACGTGATCTACAAAAGATTGGCGCCTGGCGTGCTGACCGAGCTAAAGCGTCTAACACCTCGCCGGGATACAAGCGGGATGCACAAGCATCGATTCTTTCAGCTTCTAACCACCAACGTGGGGTATCCGAAACTGCGCGAGCATCTTGGGTCGGTTGTCACGATGATGAAGCTCAGCGACGACTGGCCTGACTTCATGGAGAAGATCGACCGATTGCATCCACAGTATGGCGAGACGTTTGCATTGGCGCTGGACTACGAAAAGGGCGATGACGACGGCAAGGGCCTTTAGTCATTCCACCGGGTGCGAGCTGGTTTCAGCCTCAACGGCCAATTGCCACCGCATCATCATCAACGCCGCCAGCGCTCGCTCGGCCCAGAGCTCGTGCGAGATGTCGCGCCGCATCCATCGGTTGCGGGCGGCGAGGGCGGCGAACCGCCGGGCCATGGCGCGGTAGTAGGCCAAGCGCGTCATGGCTCGCCGATCCAATCCTCGGTGGCAGGGCATCGCCGCGTCATGTAGGCGCTCTGCGCGTGGTGCTCGGCGTCGTAGGTCAAGTGGCAGCGCTGGCACATGTGCCGCAGGTTTGCGAGCTCGCAGTGCTCCGGCGTGTGGTCGAGGTGTGCGACGGTGAGCACGACGATCGAGTCTGTCACCGGATGCTCTAGTCCGTTGACCGCACGGCAGTCGGGATAGAACCCGGGCGAGCCTTCGCAGCGATCGCCGGAGCGCTCGCGCACGAGCTCGACGATCTCCCGCCAGTTGTCCGGGTAGCGGCCGCGGTTTTCAGGTTTGATCGGCACTGCCTTCCCGAGACGGCTTCCAGTTGGCCGCGTTCAGCACGTTCGCCGCGATCGTGCGCAGCCCCATCTCGTCGGGCATCTTGCCGGGCTCGACACGCATGAGCACGACCCACAGCCCGAGCGCGGTAGCGGCAACGATGTCCTTCGGCACTTCTTCGGCCGCAATGGTCATGTGGGCCTCCGACACTCGCCACATTTGGCGCACGTCCAGCGGTACACGAGTTCGCCGAACATCATCCACGGCACCCACTCCCAGTAGTGCCCGGTGCTCCAGCAAGTTGCGGCATCGCTACTCATGCGAGTCCTCCGAAGGGGGCGGCGCTTTGTTGCTCAACGGGCACCGATTGCCGGCGTATCGCTCGAGGCTGCCCGGTATCATGAAGTGCGGATAGAACGTTCCGTTGCGCTTCTTGGCGACCTTCCGGCCGCACGTCGGGCACTCAACTTGCTGGTACATGGTTTACCTTCGACTGCCAAACAACACATTCCAGAACGATCGCTGCGTGCCGTCCGAATGAAAGTAGGCAGGGTTACAGCGGACATACGCGGCGTCCCACAGTTTCCACAGCTCGAAGCGCTCCTCGGGCGTGCAGGAGTCGAGTAGCTCGCGAGATGGAAACGGAGGTCTTTGAATTGGAACGGCCATTGTCTTACCTCTACTCGTCCGGATAGAAGTCTTCGCCATCGTCGCCCTCACAGTCGGGACAGCCGAAGCAGTCTTGCTCACCGTGGTTGTGGCAGACGCATAGATCCCCGCCGCACTCGCACTCGATGACGCCGGAGCCGCCACAGCGCGAAGGGAGCGGGGCGAACAGCTCCGCGTATGTACCTTTCGCGCCGCACCAGCACGTAATCAGCTCTTCGTCGTGCTCGACCATCAGAAGCACGCCTCCGGGCGCTCTGCGCACGGATTGCCCGGGATCCGGCGCCGCTGGTCCGCCGGTAGGGTGTCGTCGTCTTGCTGGTGGATGATGATGGCGATCGCGATCGTGGTGCCGATGAAGGCGGCGCGCTCGCCGGGTCGATCGATGGCGGCGCAGCCCCCGACGAGCATCGCCAGGCCGATCGCCTTCGCTAAACGTTGCCACTTGCCGCACAGCCAAGCCGTCCAACGCCACCGGTGCTCGTGGTGCACGTAGTCGCTGCAGGTCCAGACAACCCGTAAGAGCCTCTTACGCATCGGACTAGCCCGTGATGTGCTTCACCGCCCACATGACCGCTTCTTCGGTCTTCGTAGCGGCCAGCGACAGCTCGCGGCTCGTACCGATCGACTTGACGAGTTCGTGGAGCTCGAGCCCTTTGTCCTTGATTGCCTTCATGCTGGCTTTCTCCGCGTCGCTGAGAACGCGGTATTGATGCCGCATGACGTTGTTGACGGTGCGGTCGTCGCTCGTGCTATCGACCATCTGCTCGTTCATGCCTTTCTCCTTGGTGGGTCTGGTGGTGACGGTGGTGGTGGCGGTTTGCCCGGCGCTCTCGGTACGTGTCCGGAGTATTGCTCCGCGCATGTGCGCTCGCCGTCGCGCGGCGGCATCGGATTGTTGAACACGCACGCTGGCCGACCGAGCCAGCGCAGCAGCCACGGATATTTGTGGACGCGACAGCCGCCGTAGTTGTCGCGATGAACGCACGACACGAGCGGGCGGTACATCAGACTCCACTCCCGACAGGGGACGGTCGGGGCGGCAGGCGACACCTTATATAGTCGTCGGATAGACCAAAAGCGTTCGAAGGCGGCCAAACCCAGAAAAAAGCACTTCGGCGCCGCGCACCGACTTCCGGTATTTTGTGAGACTGCTCAGTGCCTTCGGCCGTTTTCTGAATCGCATTCGCAATGCGGAGGTCGGGAGTTCGATCCTCCTCTGCTCCACCAATCTTTTCAGCAGCTTGCGGCGCCTGCCGCATGGAATGCGGTGCTCTACGCATCGTCTCCGGGCCTCTTGAACGGCACCACGTTGTCGCTTTTCGTCGCTCTATTCTGCAGGGCGGCGACGGCTGAGTTCAGCGACGACGGGGCGAGGTGAGCATAGCGCTCGGTCATGCGAACCGAGGAGTGCCCGAGGAACTGGCGCACCTTGTAGATGTCGACGCCGGCCTGGACGAGCCGGGACGCGCACGTATGCCGGAGCGTGTGCGCGGTCACGTCCTTCAATCCGGCTTTGTCTCGCACTTCACCGAATCGGTGAGTCACCCACATCTGCGCCGAGTTCGCGCGCTTCGCATCCTCCCGCGCGCCGCGGACCCGCTTCTGCCAATAGCTGCTCACTAGCAGCCACTCGATCGCGTCGCGAGCACGACTCGTGAGAGGGACCGTCAGGCTGTCGCCGGCCTTGCGATCGAGAAACGTCACTCCGCGCTGCGAGACCGAATCGTCGCGGACCTTCACGAGCTCGCCGACGCGAGCGCCGGTGTCGCACAAGAACATGATGACGCGGCGCATGACGTCCGCGATCACGTACTGCGCGAAGGCCTCCTCACAGCCATTCAAAAGCGCGGCCTCCTCGTCCGGGGCGTCCAGCAGATAGCGCAGCTTCTCGTCCGCGGTGCCGATCTCCGGTGGCTGCGGCACGACCTTGATCCACCCCTTCGGCTGCACCAGCTTCAACGCAAAGAGCACGCACGAGACTTTACTCTTGATCGTCGCGACGGCGAGATCCTTGTCGCGCATCTTGAGCACCCACTCCTCGAGGGCGTTGTAGTCGAACTTGTCGAGCCGGGTGTCGCCGATCTCGTCCTCGCACACCTTCTTGAGCTGTGCCTTCTTCCTCGCGCCCTTTGAGTCCCGCCACTTCAACCGCCACGCGTGCTCGAGCGCATCCTTCACCGACCGGCGTGAAAACAGCATGGGCCCCTCTGATTGTTGTTCTTGGGGAGCGATAGCTTCCGCCGCGAGCTGCTGGAGCTCAAGCGCGTCATAGCGGATGGTTCGCTCACCGAACCGATATTCAGTCAGTTGCGGGCGGAATCTCGACTCGAACACCGTCCGTGAGACGCTCAAACGCGCGCGGGCCTCGGTGGGGGAGACGTACTGCACGGTCACGCCGTCGCCTCGTAGCCTTGATCGCGTGCGCCGTTGATGCGGGCCATTTCAGAGTCGTTGCCCCCTCGGTCCGGATGGTGCTCCATCGCGAGCCGCCGATAGGCCGCGTCAATCTCGTCGCGGCTCGCCCTCGACGTTACGCCGAGAACCTGCCACCACTGCTCCGGCTGCGGCAGCGCCGTGAAGCCGGTGAACGCGCGGTCGAGGATCTCGGCGCCGCCGTGGCGATCGATGGCGCGCATGTGCTCGAGCGTGGCCGCGATCGCCGCCAGGTTGCCGGCCACCGTATCGTAGCGATCGATTGCCATGCACCGCGTCGCCTTGCCGTGCGTCCAGTAGACGGCGGCGCCGGGATCGGCAGGGGCAGCGGCGCCGGAGCGCGGCATACCGTCGAGCCGTGTCGGCAGGTTCGTCGAGATCACGACGTCGTCGCGTGCCAGGCCCATGCTCTCGAGCGCCGTCTGGGTGCGCGCGATCGAGTCTGCGACCGTGAGCTCTCGCTTGCGCGTCCAGGTGATCTGCGACGCGGAGCTGTACTGTTGTTCCCGCCGGTTGAATCGTGCGCGCGTCCGGGCGTCTGCCGGAGTACGTCGCCACCCGGCGGGCCAGCTCAGTGGATACGCTTCGATGACCTCGCTCACGCAACCTTCTCCGCGGCCGCGAGCTTCTCCTCGATCGCCCGCAGGATCTTGTGGCGCCGATCCTTCGGGTCGGCTTCATACGCGAAGAGACCGCGTTCGTGCAGGTTCCAGCACAGACGCGACGTCGTGGAGAACGGGAACCCGGTGAGCCTGACGACGTCGCCGACGGTGGGCCGTCGACCGGCCTGCTGCTCGCGCAGCACCTCGAAGAAGACAGTGGCCTCGCTCAGCAACTCGAAGCCGCTGTGGCGCATGACGCGCAGCGCGGTGATGATCGAATCGTCGACGCGTTTCTTCATGAGTGTTTCGCCTTCTTTTTGGTGGCCGGCTTCTTTTTCCTGGACTTCGGCGCGAGCGCCCGCCGGATCGCCGCGACGTCGATGTGATGGAGCTCGGCGAGCTCTTTGATCTTCGGTGTGCTGCCGAGGACGCGGTGGAAGTAATCGCCGCCGTACATGAGCTCGCGGACGTAGATGCAGTCGTTGATGAATCGCCCGAGATCGGCCTGCGACAACTTGTCGAGCGTCTTGCCGATCGCCGCGTAGTCGGTGACCTTGCCCCGATACTGCTCGGTCTTCGTCGGCGGCTCGAACCCGCGCACCTTGCACAAGACCTTGGTGGCGTCGTGCTCGAGGCGTTGGAACAGGGCGCCGGCGATCTCGAGCAAGCTCGGCGGCGGCAGCTTGGTCCGCACCTGCCGATAGGTCTCGTAGGTGACGCGCTTGTCGAGCTTCGCCTTCTTCTCCGCCGCCGAGACGCCCGCGGCCGGTGAATGCGCGCTGCCGCCGCCGCCGGCCTCGCGTACGTCGGCCTCGGCGACGACCTCGATCGCGCGGCCGGTCTCGCCATCGACCACCAGTGTCCGCTCGACGTCCTTGCCGACGATCGCTTTGACCTTGCGGACCTTGCCGCCCTTCAGCGCTCGGTCGTCGAGGCTCTTGAAGCCACCGGTGATGTACGAGTGGTCGCCGCGGATCCCGTGCGGAATCACCTTCTTGGCCGCCGCACCGGTGAGCACCGGCTGGCCGCGCTCGCGCGCCTGCTCGACGAGCTGCTGCCCGTGGGCGCGGGACTTGGCGGCGAAGCACACGGTGTCTGTGCAGACGTCCGCACTCTTCACATCACCGAAGAGCTCCGGCTGGTTGCCGGTGCGTTTCGGGCACGTGCCACACGGCCCGGCGCCGGCGAGCTCGACGTCGACCGGGAACGGGGCGTCGGCGAGCTTCAGCATGAACCGCGCGCGGATGAGCTCCGCCGCGCGGCGGTAGCTCCAGTCGTTCTCGGTGACGAGTTCGAGCGCCTCGTCCTGGGTCTTCTCCACCGGGATCCGTGCGAGTTTCTCGGCGATCGAGGCGCTGATCTCGTCCGCGTGGAAGGCCTTGCGACACTTCGGCGAGAGCGCCATGAGTTTCAGGCGGCCGTACACGTAGGTGCGCGACTTGCCGACGCGGGCGTAGATGTCGTCGACCTTGTGACCGTGCTTGGTCACGAGCTCGTGATAGCCCTCCGCCTCCTGCATCGGATGCACGTCCTCGCGCTGCAGGTTCTCGATGAGCTGGACCTCGATGACCTGCTCGTCGGTGAGCTCGAGCACCATCGCCGGGATCTCAACGAGCTTCGCCAGCTTGACGGCCAAGTAGCGGCGCTCGCCGGCGACGATCTCGTGCGTCGGGATGCCGGGCAAATAGGGCAGCCCCGCCGCTCGCTCGATCGGCCGGACGACGATCGGCTGCAACACGCCGTGCGCAGCGATGCTCTCCGCGAGCTCCTGCATCTTGTCCTTGTCGAAGTACTTGCGCCGCTGCACCTGGGCATCGGTGTGCGATGGGCGGAGCTTCGCGATCGCGATGGTTTGCAGACTCATCACTCCGTCTCCAGGCAAGTGCCGGCGCTCTCGCACGGCGGCGGCGTCATGAGGATCTCGAGAAACGCGGCGGCGTAGACCAGCGCAACGAAATAGGCGAGCACGAGCAGTCCTCCACCGATGAGCTGCCCGAGGATGACCGCGCGCGACCACACACTCCGGTCGTCGGGCGTCAGGGGAACGCCGGTTTGTTGGACCGGACGCCGGTGGTTTGTGATCGCGCGGGTCATAGTTGGCTCCAGAGCTCCTCGGCGAGCGTGTTGAAGGAGGTGTCGCGCCGCTCGCTCGCGCGCAGCACGGTCCAGATGCGCTCGGCGTTTTGTTCGAGCCATTGCTCGAACGTCATGCCGCGGTCTTCTTCCGGCGCCGCCGGCTGTGATGCAAGCTGTGTCGTCATGCTGCGAGCTCGATCGGCGGTTCGTAGAGTGGTTGGCGATAGGTCGGTCGCATCCAGCCGAGCACGCAGAAGTCGCACAGATGCGGCACGAACCAGGAGCACGAGCCTTCGACGTCGTCGTAGCACGCGTCATGCTCCGAACAGCCGCAGATCAGGCAGACCTCTTCGATCGCGCGCGCCTGGATCCTCATGCGGCTCTCCTCGTCAGGCGGTAAATAACCGCGCGGCGCCACCAGCAGTAGAAATGCGCTTCCTCGCCGAAGGATTGCGGCCGGCGGTTACGTTCACCGAGACGCGGGTAGCGGAGCTCGAGGCGGGCGCGGCCGGTTGCGCTGGGACGAACCACGCTTAATCGCTCGCGGTTCATCGCTGCGCCCCGGTCGGTGATACGATCCAGAACTCGGTCAAAAACAACGAAGGACAAAGACCGTGGAAGCGGAAGAAAAACAGAGGGCGGCGGCCGCGCTGGCCAAGGCGATTGATGCAGAACGTCGCGGCGATAAGGCCATCGCGTGGGGCTACTTCAAGCAGGTCGTCAAGATCTATCCGGGGACGCCAGAAGCGGCCGAGGCGATGAAGCGACTCGAGCAACCGCAGGTCGCTGAACAACCGCCGGTCACGGCGCAGGCCGCGATCGCTGCTGCAACTCACACCGCGCCGCCGGTTCAGCTCGTGCGCGTCGTCGACGTCGATATCAGCTTTGGGCAGCTCGTGTCGCTGTTTGTGAAGGCGGCAATCGCGATGATCCCGGCAGCGATCATTCTCGCGATCATCGGGTTTATCGTCTTCGCGATCCTTGCGGGCCTGGTCGGCGGCAGTGGGGCGCTTCGCTGATTCGCTGGCGGCGGCGGGGGTCACTTCGGCTGCTTCCATCTTGACGACGGGGAGCAGCCTACACCGTTAGGTGATTACCAGTCAACACCAAACGGTGATTGGCCTACCTAGGACTTAACTAGGGCACGTATCAGAGTGGCCACGGCGGCTTGAAGCTCCGGCTGCAACTCGTCCCACGTGCGGCCGAAATCAACTGCGGCCGGTGAGAGTGCCGGTATCGCGCCGGGGCTTTCGCGGACTTCGTTCGCGTCGTCTGAATCGAAGGAGTGCCGCGGCAGGCCGAGCGTTTGCTCCATCTCTCTGGCGACTTTCTCGCCGAATGCCTTGCGCCCGTCGAGCATGTCGGCGATCTGAGATTGAGATTTGCCCGCCGCTTTCGCAAAGGCCGACACGTTCCCGCGCCAGCGCCCTTGGATCAGGGCTCGTAGAACGCGACGTCGTGCGGCCTGCTCGGGGCTCTTTTTCACAGCCCCAAATTCTGCTCGTTCGACACCGTTTGGTGAAATCCCTGAACGGTGTTGCAAATCTCAACACCGTATGGTGATAATGCGTGCGTGAAACTCAAAACCTACCTCGCAACGCTCAGCTTGAAGGATCGAGACGCGCTCGCCGTGCGCTGCGACACGACGGCGGCCCATCTACGCAACGTCTCGTACGGGTATCGGCTCTGCGGTGAGTCGCTCGCGATCAACCTCGAGCGCGAAAGCGAAGGGGAGGTCACGTGCGAGGAGCTGCGCCCCGATGTCGATTGGGCAGTGATTCGCGGCACGGCTGGAAATGCGCGCGGGAAAGAGAAGCGCGCTGGGGTGTCCTAGTTCGAGTTGTTAGCGGCCAGCCTACAAGCTGGCCGATTTTTTGCCCTGAGTCCTTGCCATAAGCGGTGCGATTTTACGGAATCAGGATCCTATGCTGCATAAGAAGACCGCCGATTTAACCTTCGAAGCGGATAATGCACCGGCCATCGAGGCCATCCGCGCAGATGACCATCTCTCCGGCTGGCGACTGATGCTGGCCTGGGTGTTCATCGCCATCGGTTCCTACCTCGCGCTCGCCGTGGCGGTGTGGTCGCTCTACGCGGCCGTGGCGTGGCTGCGCAGCGTTCTCTGATGGGCAAGCAGTATCAGTCGGCCGGCCCCGGCATCGACCAGCGCATCGAAGCGCTGCGCTCTAAGTACTACGACTCGCTCGATGGCGTAACGGTTGGCGCGCTGTTCGTCTTCGACCAGGACGAGAACATCCAGGTGCTCACGCATCACGGCTATCCGGCCGCGGCGTTGATTCGCATCGTCGGTGCCCGCGATCGCGCAGCCGGTCTGCCGGATGCGCAGATGGTCATCGACAAGTGCGTCTGGGAGAGCTGCGAGTCGAAGCGCCAGATCGCGATCCTCGACCACGAGCTCTATCACCTCGAGCGCGTCGTCGACAAGCACGGCACGCACCTGTTCGACTCCGTCGATCGACCGCGTCTACGGATCCGCAAGCACGATTGGTCGTTCGGCTGGTTCGACGAGATCGCGAAGCGCCACGCGGAGCACTCGATCGAGGTGCTCGAGGCCGAGCGGCTCCTGCGAGGCAGCGGGCAACTATATTTTCAGTTCGGCCCGGAGCAGAAGGTGGCATGAGCGGCTGGATCAAGCTCGAGAAAGATCGCCGCGACGATCCGCGGGTGCTACGGATGGCGCGCGAACTCCGTCACGCTGGTGTCACGCACGAGCGTTTCACGCAGAACGCGCACGTCACGCTAGTGCTTGGCTGCCTCGACGTTTTGTGGTGCTACGCCGATACCCACGTGCGTGAGGACGACACGCTTGACCTCGGAGTCGACGAGATAGACGAGCTCGTCGGGCTCCAAGGTTTCGCCGGCCTCATGCCAACGGATTGGCTTGAGATCGTCGACGCGCAGCGCGTGAAACTTCCTGATTTCCATGCACATAACGGCACCGAGTCGAAAAAAAAAGCGCTGAATCAGAAGCGCCAAGAACGCAAGCGTAACGCCGATGCGTTGCAAGAGGTAACGCAAGCGTCACGCAGCAGCGTGACACGAGCGTTACCAGACCTAGACCAGACCAAGACCAAGACCATAGAAGACACACACAGCGCGCGCGCGTGCGCGAGGCGATCGTCAGTCACCGAAGCCGAGCATCACGCGGAGTTCGAAAAGCTCAAGGCCGCCTACCCACCGTTCGCAGGCCGGCAGAACTGGCTGCAGGCCGAGCACCACTGCCGGTGTCGGATCGACACCGACGGGCTGAGCTGGGAGGACATGCACCAGGCCGTCGAGCGTTACTCGGCGTATGTCGCGCAGGGTGGGGCGAGCAGCAGCGCGCACGTGCTGACGCCGGCCACGTTTTTCAGCGCGCCCGACAAGCCGTGGTTGCAGCAGTGGCCGGTGCCGGTAGCGCTCGAGCGCCGCCCAGCCGGCCGACTGACGAAGTACGAGCAGATGGTGGGGAGCGAGGAGGTGCTGGTCAATGGCTCGTAGCATCAGCAAGCGCGCACAGCGCGCGTGGGATCGGCTGATCTCCTGGTACGGCACGCGGTTCGGCGAGCAGTACGGCAAACATCCGCCGGAGGACTGGTCAGCGCTGATCGACCGCACGGACGACAAGCGGCTCGATGAGGCGATGCTCACGGTGCGCCGCAACTCACCGGCCCATCCCCCGACGCTTGGACAGCTCGAGGCCGCCATCCCGGCGCGTGCCGACCGCGGCGGCAAGTCGGTTCCGGAGCTGCTGTGCGAGCACACGACGGCGACGCTCGGCTCGCAGCTCTGCCAGCACCAGCTGCAGCGGCCGTGGAACTACTTTGGCGATGCACGGACCGGCATCGTGAGCGGCGTGCAGATCGCCAGCTGCGAGCCGTGTGGGCGGCCCAGTCATCGTGTGCTCGCTAGGGATCTCCAGACCGCTGCTGAGGAGCGCGCCGCATGAGCTCATGCTCACCGATCGATCCGCATGGCTTCGTGACGGAGCAGGGCTGCCTGGTGACGACCAGACGGGTCAACGTGGACGGACTGCTGATCGAGCGCATCACGCTCAGCACGGTGTTTCCAGTGGGCACAGCCGGCGGCGCCGCCGCGTTTGGTCGGGAGACGCGAGTCGTAGATCTCGCCGACCGGCTGGCCCCGTTTCGACCATGAACGCGAACGCGAAGGAGCTGCGGACGCCGCACGCCGAGCTCGAGCGCATCACGCCATTCGATGCCGCGAAGTACCTCGAGGCGAACCGCTCGAACCGGCCGATCTCCCGTAGCATCGTCGACAGCTACGTCGGCGCCATGCTCGCCGGCGAGTGGCTCGTGAACGGCGAGTCGATCAAGTTCGACTGGAACGGCGAGCTCGTCGATGGCCAGCATCGCCTGGCCGCGATCGTGAAGGCGAAAACGGCGCAGTGGTTTTTCGTCGTCCGCGAGCTCGATCCGGAGGTGTTCAAGACGCTCGACACCGGCCGCAAGCGCAGCGCATCCGACGTGTTCGCAATCCGCAAGATCTACAACCCGAACGCCGTCGCCGTCGCCTGCCGGCTCCTGCATCGCACGCTCGCGCAGCAGCTCGGTGCGCGGAAACGGATCTCCAACTCCGCGCTCGATGCGCTGCTTGCGCGACATACGCGCTTCATCGAGCTCGCGACCGAGGCCGACCATCTGCCGTACGGCACGAAGATCTTGGCGCCCGGCCAGCGGATGTTCGCGTTCTACATGGCGATCGGCGTCGACGAGCCGCGGGCACGCGCGTTCTTTCGGGCGCTCTCCGGGCATCCGGATCCGACCGATCGTGCCCAGCCGAATGCCGTGCGGCTGCGCGAGCGGCTGACGTCCACCATGGACGAGATCGTGAAGCCGGCGTCGAGCGTGCGTCTCGGCTGGGTGATACAGGCGTGGAATGCCACCCTTGACGGCAAGCCGGTCGAGCGCTTCTCGCGCCTCCTGACCGAGATCCCAGAGTGGGATCCGATGCCGAGGTTTCGATGAGCGTGCCGCTCGTGGCCGTGGACGGACGCTCCGGGCGCAACGTGCTCTGCCCGTACTGCCGCCGGGAACACTACGTCCTCTGCCAAACGCCGGTCCGCCATCGCGTGCTGCAGTACTGCCCGGGCTGCACCGGCGTGTTTGTGGTGCACTTCGACGTGAACATTCGGGCGTCGACGCTGACGGTGGAAGGGGAGGCCGATCGGACCGCAGAAGAGGCGGCCGAGCGCCACGAGCTCGAGCGGCAACGACGGGCGGCGAGCGGCGGATGACGCGGCACCTCGAGGAAGCGGAGCAGGTGGCCGTCATGCAATGGGCGGACTATCAGCGCGCACCGCTCGGTCCGCTGCGCCGCTTCATCGTCGCGATCCCAAACGGCGCCTATCTCGCCGGCAGTCCGGGCCAGCGCACCGCGCAGATGGCGCGCCTCAAGAAGGCGGGCCTGCGACCGGGAGCTGCGGACTTCTTCGTGATGATCGCCGCCGGCGGCTGGCACGGCCTCTGGGTCGAGATGAAGAAGCGCCGCGAGCAGTTTCGAAGCGCCCGCGAGGCCTCGTCCGCGGTGTCGGCCGAGCAAGCGCAATTCTCGGCCGACGCGACGGCGGCGGGGTATCGGCACGCCGTGTGCTATGGGTTCGAAGAAGCCGCCGAGCAGATTCGAAGCTACCTGGAAGGAGCCAAAGAGTGACACCGGAACGCGCGATCGCGAGCTGCTCGACTCGATCCAACAGTCTCGAGCCCGGCGTATCGACGACTGGGGCGCGCTGGACGCCGGCGGACGCGGCACTGGCCTGCAGCCGCTACATCGACGACGGCCGGATCTACGAGCTCCACAACGTGTGCATGTACGCCTTCCGTTATCGCTGGGCGCGTGACGACTCGGTGCTCGGCAGCCTGCGGTCGGCGCTACTGATGGAGGCCATCGACCTACGGTTTGAGGAGGGGTGGCCAAAGTTCATTCGCAGGCTGGACTTGAATACTGGCCAATGGGCCGAGGGCAAGTACGTCGAGGACTTGGTGGACCTCGCGCTGCTCGAGGAGCACAACGGCTGGATGCTGCGCAAGCTCGACCTCTGGGGCGCGTGCCTCGGGGTTTATCCGAACGTCTGGCGCCGTGTACTTTCGCCGCGCTACGAGGCCATCCGGCAGGTGCTCGAGGTGTGGTGCGGGACAGCGCGGTCTCACATGTCGAGGCGACTGCGTTAGGGTTGCGCGAGCGCTCTAAACGAAACAATGACTTGACGGCGGTTTCGGCGTTTTCGTAGTATCTCCGGCCAAGTGGGGTACTGCCCCCTAACGAAACCCGCCAGACCGCTGCGCGGGTTTTTTTTTGGGGGTTGGATGTACCGCCGAGCCTTTCCGGGCCAGTCCCGCGAGCGTGTCAACGCTGTTCGGGTCTCAGCAGAGGAGGGGATTTTCCCGCTCGCCATCCACGCAAGCGGCCGGTATCTGGTCACGGCGCAAGGCACGCCGTTTTTTCTGCAGGGCGACACGCCCTGGTCGTTGGTGGCGCAGCTCACCAATGCCGAGATCGTGCAGTACCTCGACGACACGCAGTCGCGCGGATTCAGCGCGATCATGTTCAACGCGCCGGAGAAGAACTTCACATCGCAGACGCCGCTCTACAACAACGTAGACGGTGTCGCGCCGTTCACGAGCATGACGGACTTCGCGTCGGCGCTGACCGCATATTGGAACCGCGTCGATTACGCGGTCGACCAATCCAAGGCGCGCGGTATCGTCTGCCTGATCAATCCCGCGTACTTGGGATTCGACGGCGGCGGGCAGGGGTGGATGGCCGAGGTCACCGCGGAGAGTGGGGCCGACTTGCAGACCTACGGTCAACGCCTGGCTCAGCGGTACACGCAGGGCAACGTGATCTGGTGCCTCGGTGGCGATTATCAGGGCACGGGCACCGAGCGCGACAAGCAGTGGAACATCGTCACCGGCATTCGGTCCGTGCGAACGACGGACCTGATCACGGCGCATCCCGGGCCGGAGGGGCTTAGCGGTAGCGACGGGCACTCGTTCACGTACTGGAACGGATACGCGGGATACAACCTCCACTTCGCGTATCCCTACAACAGCAACGTCTACGCCAACGTCGAGACGGACTACAACCGCGGCGCGGGTCCGGTGTTCATGGGCGAGTCGCAGTACGAGCAGGAGCCGGATCCGGCGATTGGCGCCGCGGAGTTTCGCCAGCAAGCCTACGACGCACTATGTAACGGCGCGTGCGGGCAGTTCGTAGGCAACAACCCGATCTGGAATTTTGAGAGCCCGGAGGCGCTGTATGCGTACACCGGGACGTGGGAGAGCAATCTAAGCTCGACCGGCCGGCAGGACATGGCGCGCATGCGCTCACTGATCGACGCCATCGCGTGGTGGAAGTTGGCGCCGGAGACCGGGACCGATCTCGTGACGACGAGCCTGAGCTCGGGCGCGACGCGAATCTGTCCTGCGCTCGCGACTGACGGGACGCTGGCGCTCGTGTGGCGGCCGAACAGCGGAGCGAGCACGGTCAACATGGCGGCCATGACCGGCGTCTCGTCAGTGCGTGCGCGGTTCTTCGATCCGACCGCCGGCACATACGCGAACGTGGCCGGCCAGCCGTTCTCGCCGAGCGGCACGCAGTCGATCACATGGCCCGCTGAGCGGGTGCTCGTGCTGGATCAGGCATGACGATCCAGCGCGTCGCGAGCCAAGCATCGGGCGGAGTCGCCGATAGCACCACGCTGGTAGCGGAGCCGTTTACGGTCAACGTCACGGCGGGGTCGCTGATTGTTGTGCTGTGCGGCAAGTACACGCCGACGGTGGATGCGTTTGTCGCCGGCGACTGCACGAAGTCGGCAGGCACGGCGACCATCGACACTCCGACGCTCGATGTCTCGCTCAACTTCAACTATGCGGGTACGGACTGCATCGCGGTCGGTATCTGGTCGGCGCTTGTAACCGGCAGCGGTTCGCTCACGATGCAAGTCGGCAGCAGCGTAGCCGGGTCGTTCTTCATCATTGGCGTTAACGAGTACAGCGGAAATTGGGACGGATCGAGACTTGAAGATTCGAGCAGCGCGTCGGCCGCGACGGGTGCGCCGAACTCGGGCGACTCTACAAGCGCGGGTGCCGCGTTGTTCGTCGGCGTTACTACTACGACCACGAACGCGCCCACTACTCACACTCTCGACGGCGCGTACACGCTGATTTTTGAAGAAGAGGACGGTTCTACCCACGCCACTGGGTCAACAGGCGATCAGATCGTGGCGGTCGGCACGACCGATTCCTTCTCGCTGACGGCTCCGACGACCGAGCGATTTGCCGCGGCGCTTGCCGTGTACAAAGAAGCCGCGGGCGGCGGCGGACCGTCGGTCGGTCCGGTCGGCCTGCTCGCCCAGCGCAACCGCCGGCACCGATGGCGCCGCGCAGCGTGATCGACTTCGCGGTGTTGCGCGAGTGGCTGAAAGACGCGCAGTGGAAGCATAAGCACGGACCCGGCACCGACTACTGGGTGTGGGATATCGGCGACCGCTTGCCGCAGCACGACCGGGCCTTTTTCCTGAAGATCAAGCCGGGCGGGATGGTTCATCCGCACGTCGATTTGTGCAACACGATCACGACGCACTACTGCGTCGAATCCAACGACCAGTGTGTGATGGTGTTCGGTGGTGAAGAGATTCGGATGAAGCCAGGCGAGTCGCGTGTTGTCGATCGCACGGTCGAGCACTGGTCGCGCAACGACGGCGACACCGACCGCATACACCTGCTCGTGGAGAAGTTTCTGTGAAGCACGACCCGCGTCGCTACTCAATGCCGGACGTGGTGAGGGGCAAGCGCTTCGAGCTGCGCGCCGGCGAGCAGAAAGTCGTCGTCGATCACCTGAGCAAGGGCATCTATCCGGCGCCGCCGGATCAGCTGCGTGCGCGCTTCCGGTTCGACAAGGCGTACGTGCTGATGGGCCGGCACCAGCTCGAGCTGACGACGCCGGTTGCGCACAAATTAGGCTTCGCGCTTGCGACGAATGGCGGCGCGGCGTTGTACCTCGGCGGCGTCGTGCTGTTCGAGGTGGGAGGCGAGCGGTACTCGCTCCCCGGAGAGTCGGCCATACAACTCGGCGGCGTGCTGCTGAAGAAAGTGGACCGAGCGGACGATTGGCAAAGAGATCACCCACGTAGGAGGGTTGCAACATGATCGGTCGTATGTATGGTTTGGCGATCGCTTCGCAGGCGCAGACGACGTCGAAGACGCTGATGGAGCTCGTGAGCGCGGCAGATGGCGTGACGCTGCTCGAGCGGGTCTACATCAAGCAGACGTCGTTCGACACGTCGGAGAATCTCGGCTCGACTTTTCAGCGCATCACGACCACCGGCACCGGCACGGCGACGACGCCGATCCCGTTCCAAGTCGGCGACCCGGCGTACGGTGCGACCCCGGAGACGAACAGCACGATCGAGCCGACCTACACCGCATCGACGAACATCATCGAGGAAGGCTTCAACGTCCTCTCCGGGTTGCTCTGGACGCCGGCGAACGACGACGAAGTGATCGTGATGTCGCCGTCGGCGTTGTTTGGCATCAACCTCGACGTTGCGCCGAGCGGCTCGATGAACTTCAGCTACGGCTGCACGCTGCGCGAGATCGGCGGTTAGCCCATGCCCCTGTTCAAGGTGGGTCAGCGGGTTGAGATCAGCTTCAACCCGCAGACTCCGGATCCTCGCGTACCGAATCAGATGAACGGCGTGGCCGCTGGTCGGGGCGAGTATCAGGAACGGCCAAACGTCGGCGAGATCCTCGAGGTGCATGAGCTCGAGCACGAGAACCAATATCTCGTGCTCGTGGACCTGAACCGCATCGAGCACCGCACGCCGGGCAAGCCGTACATCGTGACGTCGAAGCGCAAGCAGCTGCATTCGGAGGCGAAACTCCGCCCAGTGAGCTAGAGCCATGGCAAACACCGGCAACGTCTTTCCGACGGTCGGTGCGACCGTCGACCGTGCTGGGTCGACGCTGTGGACGAATCCCGGCAACGTCGTCAGCGACAACGCGACGAATGCCACCAGCACGGTTCCGACTGACTATCTCGTCACGTCTGGCTACGGCTTCGCGATACCGGCCGGCGCGGTCATCCGCGGCGTCACCGTACGCATCGAGATGGCCGAGACGGGCACCGGCTCGTCGAACTACATCCCGCAGCTTCACAGCAACACGACGCCGACGCTGATAGGAGCAGCGAAGAGCGCGATCACGATCACGACTGGTCCGACGATCTCGACCAGTGGTGGCATCGGCGATCTCTGGAGCGCGACGCTCACCCCGGCGATCGTCAACGCGGCCGGCTTCGGCGTGTCGATCTGGTCAACCGACACGATCAACGCGCTGCAGTGCGACTTCGTCACGATCGCGATCGAGTACACCGAGGTCCCGAACGCGTGGGACTCGCGGCAGTACTTCCGCAAGCGCAAGAACCTTACGCACCGGCGCAGGGTCGATGCGCACTGGAACGAGGACTATCCGGCGTCGCCGCCGCCGGCATCGGTAGACCGGACGCTCGAGGCGCCGTTCGTCACCCGCGTATTCGCGTCGAAGCGCGCGCAGTCGATGGGCTGGATGGCCGCGCTCACCGCGCAAGGTGTGGCGCCCCCGAGCGAGGCGCCGATCACTGCATGGCTTGCGCCAGTGGCGATTCGGCGCAGAGAGACGGAGCGCAAAGTACAAGCAGCTCCGGATGTGGTGGTGGAGCGTTACACGCCGCCGGCGATCGCGTGGTTTCCGCTGAAGGTGATCGAGATCGCGTTCGAGCGAAAGCTCCAGGCGCAGGCACCGCAGCTCCTGTTCCCGCCGACGACAGGGCCGCCGCCAGTCGAGCAATATCCGGCCTGGGCGACGAAGCAGCGCGCCCCGACGTTTCAGGAAAGACGCCTACAAGGGATCGAGCACGACGTCTTTCCTGTCACGCCGGCCGCGCCAACCGTTCAGATTGCAGCCGTCACGCTCGAGCGGAGGAAGCGCCGCAAGCACCGACCGGGACTTTTCCTCTCGGGTGGTGGGCTGGTCGAGGCACGGATACAGCCTCAGTACCCGAGCTACGCCACGCAGAAGACGCTCAAGCGGCGCGCGACGGAGCGCAGGCTGCAGAGTGCCCTGGGCATACCGAGTGCACCGGCCGCGCCGGCCGCACCGACTCAGCCGATCACTGCGTGGCTCGGTCGGCGTGCGGATAGGGTTGAGCACGAGCGGCAACGGCTGGACGTTCGGCATGACGTCTACCCGGCCACGCCGGCGGTTCCGGCCCAGCCGCCGAGCGCGTGGCGAGCCCCAGTACAGCACTGGATAGAGCAAGCCAGGAAGCTGCAGAAAGCGGCTCCGCAGCTCACGCATCCGCAGACACCGGCGGTTGCTGCGCAGCCCGAAAGCGCCTTCAGGGCGCGAGTAGCGAATTGGATCGAGCGCGAGCGGAGACTGATCCCGCAGGCGCCGCAGATCACCTATCCGCCGTCACCACCGTCGCAACCGGTGACGGCGTGGCGGTTGGCGACAGCGAACCGGATCGAGCGGCGACGGACGCTGCTGCAGCCGCCGCCAATCGCGTCGACAATCAAGGCGCAGCCGCCCGAGGCAACGCCGCGCGTCGATGCCATCAGGCGTAGCGAGACGGCGCGCACGCGGCAGGTGGCCGCTCATGCTCCGTTCTATCGGCCGACGCCCGCGCCGTTCCAGCAGCCGAGCTCATGGAAGCTGGCCGAGGCCTTCAGGCGGCATGGCTGGCGCACGGTCCGCGAAGTCCTCGAGCTCGACGAGCATCCGGAGACGGATCGCTCAAGGCCGACGGACGGCAGTACCTCGCGGTCGCGCAGGCGGAATAGAACGCTCAATGTCGCGCCTCCTGAAAGGACGGCGAAGGGGCGAAGACCGAAACGAACGGAGACGACTTGAGTGCTTGACGCGAAAGACCCCGACGTACCGACCACGTATGCGATCGACTTCCATGACGAAGTCGTGCGTGAGGCGTTGCCCAGGACGGACTACGCGCTGGGGCTGATTCTGTTCTTCGCGCAGGACACGGGTTTCTATTACGAGGTGACGACGGCGGGCAAAACCGGCGTGAGCCACCCGCGAAACCTGCCAAGGTCGAGCGGGCAAACGGTTCGCTATGGGTCGTGTGTGCTGACTTGCCGGCACCCGGCGGACGCGGTCATCCCGACGATATCCTCGGCCGTGTGGACGCTACCGAGTGGAATCACCCAGGACTCGTCCCAGGTGAACGGGTTGGTGGCATCCATCACGCTCTCGGGGGGAACGGACGGGGTCGATTACGACATCACGTGCCGCATGACGCCGAGCAGTGGGAACGCGATCGACAAGACCATCACCGTGCCAGTGAGGGCGCTCTGATGCTGGTGGCTTCGAACGTCCAGGAGGTCACGCGCCAGTTGCGCCAAACCGAGAACGCTACCCGAACGGCCACACGGCGCGCCCTGAACAAGATAGGGCAGCAGGGCCTAACGCTTACCCTGCGTTCGTTGGCCAAGGCAACAGGGGTCACGGTACGCAAGCTGCGCGAGTACGTCTCGCTCGACCGTGCGAACTACTCCGAGTTGTCCTCGGCGATCAAGGTCATTGCCCATACGTTCAACATCGCATCGGTCGGCACGGCCAGGCAGACGCGGCGAGGGGTGAGCTCCATCGCTTGGGGCGTGCGCAAGGTCTATAGAGGAGCGTTCCTCATCCGCGGCGGCAGAACCGCCATGCACCGCCTGGGCAAAGCAAGGCTACCCATTGAGCCAGTGTGGGGGCCACGGATCACGCGAGAGTTCGCACGACAAGGAGTGGACGACGAGCTCACGCAGCTCGTCGCCACCAAGTTCCCGTCCACCTTCAAGCATGAGCTCGACTTCGTGCTCGGGCGTGTTGGGCTTGGTGTGAAGTGAAGGCAGTCAAGATGTTCACGGGTCCTTCCTGGATCTGCGCCCACCACGACGCTCGCGGCG